TCACCTTTTGATACGTTCTCTAAAGAACCTATCTCAAAGGCTGCACCCTTAGGTCTAGCCTTAGCAAGAACATGTTGTATTTTAAGGTGAGCTAATTGTATCTGATCAGCAAAAGGAATCATTCTATCAACCAAAGACTTACTCTTCATTTTATAAAGGTTAGGTTGATATATAATATATGATAAATTAGTTTCTGATAAATTAGATTTAGATCTAGGCATGTTTTCCATCATACCATAATTAAATATATAATCTGTATTTATTATATACTTACCAGTATAAACTACCTTTACTGTAGATCCTATGTTCTCTCTTTTAGTTTTTGAGTTTTTAGGAGCCTTATAGTTAGATGCTTTTTTATTTACAGAAAAACCACCAAACTTATTTTCTTTCTTTTCGTAATTTAAAGAGTGACTTGTAATAAACTCAGCATCTAAAACATTAACACTAAACTTATCATAATCATAAGTTTCGTTACCATTGTCATAGTAAGCTCTATCACCATAAGTCATAGGGTTGTTATTCTTACCTGCATACTCTTTAGCTATCTTTTGATAATCATCTTCACTAAACTGATCTCCAGCTTGCTGCTTAAGGTCAGCTATAGTCATAGAATAAATCTCACCTGCATGTCTAACGTTTTTAAAGTCAGGCTTTGATGAATATGAAGTAATAAGATTAGCAGGGTCTACGTGTCTAATTGTAACTCCTCTAGAAGGAGACAGCTCAATTTTAGAAGAACATAAACCTAAAACAACTAAATCACGAATCATTAATCTTTTAACTTCATCGTAATCGTTTATATCTAAAGTATAATCTATTGCTTTTTCTAATGCTATCTCTACATTTTGTTTGTAGTTTATAGCCATAAACATATCTATCTCTTCAGAGCTTTTAGCAACAAAACCTTTAGGAGCAAGAGGTATACCAGTTTGATCTTCTAGACCTTCTACAAAGTCTTTGGTAATCATGTCAGCATACATCTGCTTCTTTTTATTTAATCTTTCTTCTGCAGCTATAGGGTCTATAGATTTGGCTTTTATATCGTACTCCTGATTAACCATACCATTAACTATAACGTCAACAAACTTTGGTATTATTGATACTGGAGTAAAATCTATATTAAGATAAGCAGTATCACCTTGTACATCTAATAGGTCTTTATACTTTCCTATATCTTGACTACCCTCAGCGTATGCTCTATTTCTAGAATACCTTATCTTTCTATCTCTATGGTAGACATCTGAATTTTTACTATGATCATAATACATAGCCTTAAAGTAATCAAGACCATACTTAATGTCAGCTTTCTCTTCATTCGTAGCTAACGGAGAAGGATAGCCATTTAACTTATCTTTTGTATTATTATACATCATGCCTTAATTCTTTTACTATACATCCCCTTAACATTATATTTTTTTACTATAGGATGTGCTTTTTTTATTTCTTTTTTAGGTTTTATATACTTCTGTGATGCTAGTAAAGCCAATGATGACGATATACTAGCATCGTACTTTGTTCTATTATCTATCTCAAATCTACTCCAATCATCTAAAAGCGTGTTAAAATAACATCTTCCAATCTCTCCTGTGTCTGCATTATAACCAACGTGGTCATATATGTATGTTGCTATAGCCTCTGCTTGAGCATTTATTACTGCAGCACCTGATCCAGGTATTCCTTTTGTCTTTTGCTTTCCTCTACTCCACTCTGTGTGCGTCATATCTGGCCTATCCATTAAATACTCATAGTATCCTCTGTTTTCAAAATACTTTAGTATTCCTACTTTATTATTCTCTACTAATATTTGACAACCATAAAACACACACATCTTAATCATGTCTTCGTAAAATATCTCCGCTTTAGGAGGTCTATTAATGTACTCACACACAAACTGCATAGACGCATCACTTGCCATGCTAAACTTATGGAATACATGAGCAGCAGCATCAGACCTTCTACCATCCGTAGTGGTATCATGATCATAAGGGTCACATCCTGCAACCAAAGCATCTGATTTACCAGGGAACTTCTTGTTATACCTAGATGTAATAACATTTTGGTTTTGAATCTCTGGAACCCAAGTAATTTCCCACTTACCTTTTCTGTGAGGTATCCATATAACTTCGCTGTCTTGTACGCCATTTTTCCAAACAAACTCTCCTCTTGTTGTAGGAGTATTATTAACTTCGTTATAATCCATCTGCTGATAAATCCTTTCGACATCAAATATACAACTTTGTGTGTCATTTCTAAATGCTTCCTCTACAGTAAATGGAAACTGTCTTTTAAATTCAGATAAAGCAGTAGTATCATTTTTTAAAGCATCTCTTCTATTTTGTATATAATCTCTAGCACCAGTATCAATATACATATCGTCAATACCCATAACTGGCTTATCAGGAGTATCTATAACACTATATCCATACTCATCTATAAAACCTTCAAGATTGTCATAAGCAGGTATAAATAATTTGTATAAGCCACTTTTTGTTCTACCATTAAGATCTTTTTCTCCCATGTCTGAGTCATAGAATATATCTTTAAACTCTGCACCACCATCTTGTTG